CACTGAAGTTACAGGTAATAAAGAACCAAAAACAGTCCAGGTTGAAGAAGGTGAAGATAATATTATCCAAATCCGTCAACTTGCTGGCTTGAAATAAAGTACAACAGAGGAGACAATTTATGTCAGACGTACTATTAGAAAGCCGTTGGGACGATACTAAAGACGCACTTCTTGAAGGTCTAGAAGGTAATCGCCGCAACAGCATGGGTGTAGTTCTAGAGAACACACGCAAATACTTGAAAGAGGCAGCATCAACAGGTGCATCCGCTGCAGGTAACGTAGCAACACTTAACCGTGTTATCCTACCAGTTATCCGTCGTGTTATGCCAACTGTTATTGCTAACGAAATCGTTGGCGTGCAGCCAATGCAAGGTCCAGTTGGACAAATCCACACTCTACGTGTTCGCTATGCAGACACAGTAACTTCAACAGCAAGTTCACCGTTTGATACAGACACAGTAGCAGGTGACGAAGCACTATCACCATTTAAGATTGCAACCGCATATTCAGGTTCAACAACAACTGGTCGTGCAGAAACAACAGCAGGTAAAGAAGGTACTGGCGGCTCACAACTAAGCATCCAGATCCTAAAGCAGCCTGTTGAAGCAAAGACTCGTAAGTTGCAAGCACGCTGGACATTTGAAGCAGCTCAGGACGCACAGTCAATGCATGGTATTGATGTTGAAGCAGAAGTAATGGCTGCTCTAGCACAAGAAATCACTGCTGAAATTGATCAGGAAGTTATTGCTTCACTACGTTCACTAGCAGCAACTGAAGAAACTTTCAACCAAGCAGCAGTAAGTGGTACAGCAACATACGTTGGTGACGAACATGCAGCTCTTGCAGTGCTTATTAACCGTGCAGCAAACAAGATTGCACAGCGTACACGTCGTGGTGCAGGTAACTATGCAGTTGTATCACCACAGGCACTAACAGTGCTACAGAGTGCATCAACAAGTGCATTTGCTCGTACAACAGAAGGTGCATTTGAAGCACCAACAAACACAAAGTTTGTAGGTACACTAAATGGCGCAATGCGCATTTATGTGGATTCATATGCAGCAGACGACACAGCAGTTCTAGTTGGCTACAAAGGTTCAAGTGAAACAGATGCGGCAGCATTCTATTGCCCATATGTACCGCTAATGAGCTCAGGCACAGTACTAGATCCAGACACATTTGAGCCAGTTGTATCATTTATGACACGCTACGGCTACATTGAGCTATCAAACACTGCAAGTTCACTAGGTAACGCTGGTGACTATGTAGGTGAGGTAGCAATGTCAAACATCTCATTCTCATAAGTCGACTTACTTACAGAGAGAAATATAAACAGCATCTTCGGATGCTGTTTTTATTTGAAATAAATATTTAAAAGGGACATTTATGTATTATTTTTGTACAAGTTTAGATAAAGATGGACATTCACCGAGTCAAGAAGAATTAGATGCAGGAATAAATGCACTAAGAGACTTTCCAGGCCCTCGTACTTATAATATAGCGTTATGGCAACCACATCTTGCAGGTCCGAAAGTTGTGGATGACTTATACACTTGGCTAGAAAAACACGCTAGTTTACAGTATAATTTTGAAACATTAAGATATGCTGATAAACAGATATGGTTTGTGCTTGTACCTGAACGTAAAGAGTTCGAAAGCGATATACGAATGCCAGAACTATTACACAGACAACACATTGCGAATCAAATTAAAGATCCTGGATATTTGTTTCGAGGTATGAGTAAAGGTAGTAATCAGTCTCTGTATTTTTTAGATTGTTTAGCAAGAATCTTTATGAGTATCCACTGTCTTACAAATTTTATGCATAAACAATATGGGTATCATACTACAATGTGCAGAAAAGTACGATACTATCCACATGAATTTAATGTTGCGTTTGGAAAATACTTTAATAATTTACCTGTACTTCCAATGTGTTTAACAACATTCTATAGCACTCCACATATTATTAAACATCACACTACAAAAAGGGAAATGATTAGCACAGATGATGGTTCTTTAACAATGTTTAAACCAATGTCACAAAACTACAATGGTAATACAAAAACATATCAGAATACACACTATTGGGATAAGGAAAATAACAAGCCAGGAAAATCATTGACACTAGAGGAAAAAATTGACGCTTTCACTACAGCATGTTTTATGCCTAAGGATCCTTCAATACTTTTAGATAAAGAATTGGAGTTCGATTCTGACGCTGAACTATTTCCCGAGGAAGTGTTTAAAAATTATAGCCCACATCATCAGGCTAAAAATTAATAAATACTATGCCAGCAAAGACTGGTTTATGCGGTATACCAACCGCGTAGTGGGCTAGAACCCTCATAAGGAGAAACAAAATGGGAAGACCAATTAAAAGCGCAGAAACAGTAGGTGGCACTTCAAAATTAGCAAGTGTCAACACAGCATTGCCAATCGGTGCAAGTGGACTAAGTGGTAATCAGATTATTATGAAATCACAAATTACAGGAGGCACTGTAAGAGACACAACTGAAATTAAGCAAAAAGGCAACAAGCGTTTCCGTTGCACAAATGCAGATGGCACAGAGACATTAACACTAACAGCAGTAGTTCATGGCTCACTAAGTGAAGGTCAATGCCAGATTACTGGTACAGACAGTGCAGGTGGAACATACTTTGCAAGTCAACTTACAGGTCGTCATTTCGTAGTAGGTGCTTTAGGCACAGGCTCACAGTTTGCAGTAGGTGATAAACCACTTGTTGTGGCATCAGGCCCAGTTGAAAACGTAAGTGTTTCAATACCTAACGGTTAATACTTGACAACAGAAAAGGTTACAACTATAATAAGTTGTAACTTTTTTTGTGACTGATGAATAAAGATTTTGCATTTATATTAGGTAACGGTGTAACACGGCTAGAAGTAGACTGTGTAAGTTTGCTTGATAAGGGCATAGTATATGGATGCAATAGAATATACGAGGAGTTTGCACCAAGTGTACTGGTAAGCACAGATGTTGGAATATCAACAGAAATACAACAATCTGGATACAGTGCAAGGAACGTTCACTATACACGCTCTGTGCATAAGATTGAAGATAGCGGTGCTAATGTTCTACCCAAGGAGTTTGAAGGGTATAGTAGCGGCCCTGCTGCTCTTGCACTTGCCAGTCTTAGTCCAGCAAATTATTTGTTTTTGATAGGTATGGATCTTAAAGGTGTGAATAATATGATAAACAATATCTATGCAGGCACCGCACATTATAAGGATAAGAATACAGATGCAGTATTTTTTGGTAATTGGGTAGATCAAATTACTACTATAATAGGTAAACACACCAGCAAAAGATTTATGCATGTTAATCCGTTGGATAACTTTACTGCTGATGAATTTCGTAAAAATCCTAACTTCGAAACAATCACTTTGTCCGTGTTTAAGAGCATGATAAATAATACATAAAATAGGATTACTAAAATGACTCAGACAAAAAAAGTTACAGGCGATTACACTATAGATAGCACTACTGATATTAACCTAACAGCGGCTAGTCAAGTAATTGTTACAGGCAGTCCACTGCGTTTAGCAAGTTTCACTACAACTCAAAGAGACGCTCTTAGTGGAACAGCAAACGGTGATCTAATATATAATGTCACACTCAGTAAGATACAAGCATACGCGGGCGGCGCTTGGGTCAATCTACACTAAGCGATAAATACTATACCGCGATTGGAGTTCTTTATGAGAGCAGCAGAATTTATGAGGGCACTTGCAGATATTATAGATGCATTGGAAAGAGGAGGCAATGCATCCTCATCTAATAAAGATGATAACGAACTCCAGGATAATCCTGTGTTCATGAGTCCACAGCAACAACAAATTGAACTTGAAAAAGCGGAACAGGGAAAAAGTAATCCTGCCATTGACAAACTAATTGCAAGTAACGATATTGGCGAAGAAGGACAAAATAGTGAACCTACAGGTGTAGGCACAGGTGCAAATAATGTTGCTGATATGGCACAAAAACAAGGAACAATACCTCTCTCACTAGTGGATAGACTCCCTGGAGTTAGATAATGTCTAACATAAATGGCGGAGAGTTTACCCAGGATTTTCGTACACAACTAAGAAAATACAGCGACGGTACAACTCGTATTGGCGAAGAAGGTAGACTGTGGTATAATAACAGTGACAACTCTCTTCGTGTTAGTGACGGAAGCACTCCTGGCGGTATTGTGCTTAACAGTGGCGGTGGAGGAGGCGGTAGTAGCCTTACAATTCAGGAAGAAGGCAGTAGTTTAAGCACTGCGGCTACAACACTAAACTTTGTTGGTGATGGTGTTACTGCTAGTGGTACAGGTGCTACAAAAACCATTACAGTTAGTGCAAGTGCTATTACTGTGCAAGATGAAGGCAGTGCCCTTAGCACTGCCGCACAAGTGCTTAACTTTGTAGGTTCGGGTGTTACAGCAAGCGGAACTGGTACTACAAAAACTATAACTATATCTGGAGGCGGTGGTAGTGGAGGCGATGTTGTAGATGATACAACTCCTCAACTTGGCGGTGATCTAGATGTAAACGGCAATAACATTATTAGTTCTGTTAGTAATCAGAACATTAATATTGTTCCAAATGGGACAGGTAAACTAGTAGTAGTAGGTGATATACTTCCAAGTGCCACAGAAACTTTTAATCTTGGCAGTGCAAGTTTTAGATGGAAAGATATATTCCTAAGCGGTGATACAATTAATCTAGCAGGTAGTACTATTAGTGCAGACGGAACTGGCCAAATTAGTATTAGTGCAGATGGTGTTACATTACCAGATGCTAGTAAGACAGAATCACAACGAGAACTAGCAACCCTTAGTGCTAATAATAGTACAAATCAAGTTGTGGTTGTCACACCATTTTTTAGCAATGCAGGTGGACTAGTAACTAAAAACACTGATTTTGAATTTAATGCAACTGTGGATAATCAACCTGTATTTACAGGTACAGCAACATTTACACTTGCAAACGGCGATAGTTTCGCTGAGAGTAGCATAGTCCTGTTCCAACTCTAACTGATAAATATTGCTATGGCAAGCAAGATTCCACTAAGAGCAGTATTTAACGCAAGTAACGTAGCAACTGGATTAGCAGAGTTTCAGTCCGGCGATTTTATTCCATTATCTCATGGCGGCATAGGTGCCGCACTTTCTATAGGCACTGCAGGACAAGTCCTGAAAGTAAATTCTGGTGCAAGCGCACTAGAATTCGGTAGTGTAGAAGCAAGTTTTAATATTGATGGCATGACAGATGGCACTAGTATCACTATTGTTGATGGTGATCTATTGGCCCTAAGTGATGGTGGCACAGAAAAGAAAGTCACTGCTAGTCAACTTAAAACATACATTGGTGGTTATGATGGTGATATTACAACCATAGATATAGATGGCGGTGCTGACATAGGCGAAGCACTAGCAGATGCTGATCTTTTTATTGTTGATAATGGAGCAGGCGGCACTAACCGCAAAATGGCTGCAAGTCGTATAAAAACTTTTGTTGGTGCAAGTGCTGGCGGTTTTGCTATTGCTAATCTGGATATAGATGGTGGAAGTGATATAGGTGCAGATCTTGCTACGACAGATTTAATTGTAGTTGATGATGGTGCTGGTGGAACAAATCGTAAGGCTGCACTTAGTAGACTTGTTACCCTAATGGAAGCACAAATAGATGCTATTGGCGGTAACTTGACTGTAACAGGCAATCTAACAGTAAACGGCACAACTACTACAGTTGCAACCACAAACACAGTAATATCAGATAATCTAATAGAATTAAACAACGGCGCAAGTTCAAATGCGAACGATAGTGGCATTGTTATTGAGCGGGGAAGCACTGGTGATAATGCAATTATTATGTGGGACGAAAGTGCAGATCAATTTGTAGTTGCAACAACAACTGCAACAGGCACAAGCACAGGAAATATATCACACACTAAAGCAAATTTTGAAGCAGCAGAAATAAAAGGCACACTTGGAAACTTTACAAGCACTAGTGCAGGCACTGTGCTTACAGTAGCAGGCACTGATGATGGATCCAGTGCAGGTCCTGAACTTGTTATTAAAAGAAATAGTAGTTCACCAGCAGATAATGATGCACTGGGCGGACTAGTATTCAAGGGAGAAAATGATGCTGATCAAGCAGTAACATTTGCTAAAATACAGGGTAATGCACTTGATGTTACTGATGGCACAGAAGATGGACAAATAGACTTTAAGGTAATGACTAATGGTTCTACTAGCACAGTGGCAACATTAGATAGCACAGGACTATTTCTCAACACTAATGCAGACATTATTTTTGAAGGCGACGGGCAGGACGCACATGAAGCAACGCTAACTATTGCTGATGGACTAAGTGGTGATGTAACAATTACGTTACCAGGTGCAACTGACACACTGGTGGGTAAAGCAACTACAGACACTCTTACAAATAAGACACTAACATCCCCTAAACTAAATGAGAATGTTGCCCTAACTTCTACATCTACAGAATTAAATTTACTNGATGGTATTACTGCTATTGCAGATGAAGATGACATGTCAAGTAATAGTGCAACTTCACTTGCTACACAGCAAAGTATTAAGGCATTTGTTGATACAGAAATAGGAAACATTAGTCAAACCAGTATTCTTCAAAACAATAGTAATGTTACTGTTGTAGATACAGGTACAGGCAATGTTACAATAGAAGTTGATGGTACAGACAGGATAACAACAGTAGCCGCGACTACAACTACAGCAACAGGACACAGTATAGTGCTTGGTGCGGCAAGCAATAGTGCCGCTGGTAGTATTAAATTTTTAGAAGGAACTGATAACGGCACTAATGGAGTTACACTACAAGGCCCTGCAAGCACAGCAGATGTAACTATTACACTACCAGCAGTAGCAGGTACAGTAATTACAACAGCAAATAGTGATGCACCTTCGACAAGCACTAGTAGTTCAGATGCAGACTTTGTGCTGATTGATGATGCTGGTGTAATGAAAAAAATTACACCAGCAAACTTGGGTATTGTAGACAACAGTGGTTATACTAATAGTAGTTTTTTAGAGCCTCCTGGCAGTCTTGGAAACTTTGATGCAGCAAAGGAAACACTTACTACTGGTGCTCAAACAGGTAGTGCAGAAAGTGGACTAACAGCAAATGCACTGGATGCATTTGATGTGCAACTAGCAGCCTTTGATGCATACGATCATATGGAACCAAAGTTTGCCCTAAAGACCACAGACTTGGGTAGCGGAGAGTCACACGTTGGTGCATAAATAGTGTACAGTGTATAGGAGTATAGGATGCCATCAGTATTACAATTAAGAAGAGGAACAACTAGCCAAAATAATGCTTTCACTGGAGCAGCGGGCGAACTTAGTTATGATACAGAAGTAGATACTATTCGTGTACACGATGGTAGTACTGCTGGCGGCTTTGCTATGAGCACTGCTAGTGCAACAGAAACACTTACAAATAAAACTCTTACAGCGCCTAAGATTGCAAGCGGTGGATTTATTGCTGATGCAAACGGCAATGAACTAATTATTTTTACAACCACAAGCAGTGCAGTCAATGAAATAACATTTGCAAATGCAGCATCAAGTGGCACACCAACAATTACAACAACTGGCGGCGATACAAATATTTCATTAAAGATTAGTCCAAAAGGTTCAGGTGAAATAGATGTTGATAGTTCAAAAATTATTAACGTAACAGATCCAACAGCAAACCAGCATGCGGCTACAAAGGCCTATGTGGATTCACAAGTTTCAAGTTTAAGTTCTGATAAAATTAATGAAGGTAACAGTAAGGTTGAAGTTACTGACAGTGGTACAGGAAATGTTGTTATAAATGTTGACGGAACAGATCGTATTACGTCTCTGGCTGCTACTACAACCACTGCAACGGGGCATAGTTTTGTAATGGGTGCTGCGAGTACTAGCGCGGCTGGTAGTATTAAGTTCCTTGAGGGAACGGATAATGGCACTAACGGTGTTACACTACAAGGTCCAGCAAGTACAGCAGATGTGACTGTCACATTGCCATCAAGTGCAGGAACACTAGCACTTGCAAATGCTGATACCACTGGAACTGCAGCCATAGCAACAACTGTGACAGTAGCAGATGAAAGCAGTGATACGTCTTGCTTCCCATTGTTTGCAACCGCTGCATCAGGAGACTTAGGTCCTAAATCAGGGTCTAACCTAACTTTCAATAGTAGTTCAGGTTTACTCACTGCAACATCATTTGCTGGTGCATTAACTGGTGATGTGACTGGTACGGCTGATGTTGCAACTGCAGTTACAGTAGCAGATGAAAGCAGTGATACTTCATGTAACGTGCTATTTGTTACAGCGGCAACTGGCGATCTACCACCTAAGTCAGGTACTAATTTAACCTTTGACAGTGCTAATGGTAATTTAACAACCACAACATTTACTGGTACAGCAACAGCGGCACAATATGCTGACTTGGCTGAAATGTATGCTAGTAATGGCGATATAGAACCTGGTACAGTAGTATGTTTTATAGGTGACGCAAAAGTTGGCGTATGTGATATTCCTGCATGTAAAACAGTAGCAGGCATTGTCAGTACTGATCCAGCACACTTAATGAATAGTACCCAAGAAGGCGTAGCACTAGCAATTGCTGGGCGTGTACCCTGTAAAGTTATAGGCCCTGTTGATGCTGGAGATATGATGATCAGTGCAGGCGGTGGCCGTGCAAAAGCATTTGATGCTGATGTTGGACAACCAGCAATGGGCACAGTAATTGGTAAAGCAATAGAAAGTCATGTGGGCGATGATGACACTACAGGTGTTATTGAAGTGCTTGCAATGATGATGTAGTCAATCACACATTATATCTTCAATAGTTTTTATTTTATTAACAATCTCGTCAATTTGAAATGTAGTAAACACACCCGGATGTAATGGCTTGGGCCAACTATCAAGTTTACTCCAAGCATATCCTTTGTGTTCATTATTTAATTTAGGTACAAATTCTTCTTCAACTATGCAAACATATGTGCTATAACTAAAGTTATTTTTACTATTTGTAAATTTTTCGACAGGTAATGTTTTCAGCACTAAGGGCATAAAGCCTATTTCTTCTACAATTTCACGCTGTAACGCAGTGTATTCAGTTTCCTTTGATTCTACTTTGCCGCCAACAAACGCCCACATACTATCATACTTTGCACCATTGCGTAGTACAAATAGATAGCGTCCTGTAGTTTTACTTAAAAACAGTGCGCCTACACTGCTATTAAATGACGATACTCCAATCGCCTGCTCGATATTCGCCTTCATAGGATTTAACCCATTCATTGCCTGTATATTTGTATTGTAGATTTGTGTTACTGTTTGTAAGATAGTGTACGCCAGATTCATTACTACTATCAAACATTACTTCCCATTTGTTTCCTGTATATTCGATTACATCATTAGCACCTGCTACCAAGTCTCCCCAAGCATCAGGGCCATCAGTATTATCAGCATCACCTATTGCGTTGAGTATGAGATAACGTTGGCCTGTGGCTGCAGTGGCAAGTCCTGCATCAGGCGCTGAACGTAGCGGATTTATTATCTTATCCACTGCAGGCAAGTCGTTTGTTGGTATTGTATCTGACTGAATAGTAAACAGCAATTTGTAAGGATCGCTAGGATGAAATGCAATAGTGCCTACAATTTCTGCACTTCCTCCAGTTTCTAACCGTATTTGGCTTATGCCAGGTTGCATCTCTCCATACTGATTAATTAGTGCAGCCCAACTTACATCATCTGTTCCTACTTTTTCTGGGGGATCATTTAGTGGTGAATAATCAACTTTGTTAGTTGTTGTTTCACTGCGATCAAGTATTTGAATAGTGTTACCTAATACAATAATACCAAAATTCATAGGAGTAAACTTCATACGTTCGCCCATAAGTATTTGTCCATCAATAACACCTTCTGCAATGCCGCCCTGATCATCAAAAATACTAGCAACAATTTTATTGATAACACCCAGTTTCTTAACCTTTGCAGGTGCAGTAAGATAGATAGGCACTGTGAAACTTAGGGTTGCAATATCTATCTGTTCATCAACACCAACAGGAACGCTCCTGTTGCTAAATTGAACTTGCTGTAATTCAATGTAACTTAAACTTGTCCAGTCCAAATAGTTGTCAGTACTTTGTATCTCTAATGCTGGATTGAATAGTACTAGTATCTGTTCCATTAGTTGTAATTTTTGATTTGTATTACTTGTCCAGATATCAGTAGCCATTTGTAGTGTGTATGGCACTGGCATAAGTCTTTCTATTGTAAATGCATTGCCCTGTTGTGTATTGTATGTATTTGTGTTGATATCAAACTTGCGCATGCGTATATGTTTCTTATCAACAAAAGTAGGATCCTGTCTACGCTCTGGATTATATTCTAGACCCGTAATGTAACAACTTATCATAGGTGTAGGTATAATCTTGTTTTCGCTATTCTCACGCAGAATACTACTAACCATGCGTGTTGAATCTCCATACTTAACAGGCACTGTAAGCAGTGTGGTATTGCCATTACGATCCTTGCCATACTCCACTTGAAAGTTACTGAACGCACGAATATACTGCAGTAGGAAACGTCTTATTTGTTCATCATAAAAAAACTGTTGTGGCATTATATAAATCCTAGTGCATAGGCTATTGACATTTCAATTGTTAGTAGCAATCCAAATCCTAGTAGGGTGCTTACTACAGCGATTGGCAAAAACATTATGTCTTTCCAGGTTCTTTTTCTTGTACAGCAACTACTCATTAATCTTCCTGCGGTTTAAGTGCATCACTAAGTGACTGTCTGCTTTGTGCAGTTGTGTTATCATCTGCAGTGAATGTTGCAGTATTATTAATAAATTTATCACGTTGTGTGTTTCCTGTTCCAGGTGTTAGTTTACTACGGACATCATCTTCTACTTTTATAAAACGTGTACCACTATATCTAAATAATCTATTGGGTAAGAAATCTAAACGCAACACATAATCCCCTTCTTGTGCATCAGTGGGAAAACTTGTGCCCATAGTAACGTTTTCACCATTTGGTGGAAGTCCATCACCTACTAGATAACCGCTATATGCATTGCTGTTTGTAGGTGTTATCCTACGCATATCAGCACTAGCGTCTGTGTTATCTGCGTTTACAACAGTGTCATCAGCATTTATACCCTTGGGCTCTAAAGGATTTCCTGTTGGATCTGTAGGTACAATGTAGAATTGATCTGTTTTATATCCGCTCTCTGGGACTTCTGCTTCAGCCGCCTCCACAACCTTATTGGATATTTCCAGTTCTTTCTGGTATGTACTTAGTAGATCTCTTAGAGTGCTTGTAGTCTCATTTCCATCTGCATCCTCTTGTATGATATTAAGGATGTCATTGTATTCTTGACTGTCTACTAGTGGTGTACACTTTACACGCCATAGATGACTCCACCAAGTTGGTGTAAAGCCTTCACTAGGGCGTGAACCTTCCTGTACAACATAGTAACGTTTAAGGCTTAGTTCTACACTCTCATCCAGTGCGCTAAAGTCTGTCAAATGTGGTAGTTCAATTACATCACCGCTCATTAATTTTCGACCTAGATTGTTAACCATATCGTTTTCGTGAAATGTAATGAACAGCGTATCATTTGCAAGGAATAAACCAAACTGTGATAGATCGAAATCTGTATCGCTTACACTGTATATACCACGTAGGTTATATACATCCTGATCATATATACGATCCCTGTTTTCCAAAAATAGAAAATCCTGAATACCCAGTATATCAGGCTCTGTATAATTTGGTTGACTAGGGTCATCACTTTGTCCCTGTCCTGCTATACCTAGATACTTGTGAACATTAATACCAGTCCCACCAATGGTAAACATTTCTTTGATTCTTCTATCAAAGAATCTATAATCGTTGGTGTGAGCACCGTCTTTCCATAATGATATTCTTGGCATGTTTGTTCCTTATTGCGTAGTATTTATCGCCTATAAATAACTCAATGAAACTAGATCTACACGGACATTCAGTGCATACTGCCTGGCGAATATTCAATACTAGAATCACTGATGCTTTCTATGCCAAGCAAAAAACTATAGTGGTTGTTACAGGGCAGGGTGCAATTATGCAGGAATTCGGTGTATGGTGTGCGCAACATCCACACATAAAAACATGGACAAATGCACCACATAATCCAGGAAGTTACAAAATATCATTAAAAAAAGGTTGACACATCTATAATATATGTTATCTTTAATAGTAAGTTTTAGTTAAGGAGAGATAGATGAGTAAGCCACTTAGTAACGCACAGTACAGAAAGTTTATTAAAGGAATGCCTGCAGATAAACAGATCGAAAGTATTAGTCGTATGTTGCGTGTTATTCCACACTGGTTGATGGAAGAGGTTGCTCGGCCTAAGCCTAATGAAAAAGTAATTAAGCATTTGGAAAGCAGACTTCGTCAAGCACGTTTAATGCTTAGTGAATACTATGTAAACGGAAAGGTTGCGTAATGGACGAAACACTAAGAGATATTGAATTGCTAACAGTAGTTAGAAATGCTGTTGATACAGGTTGTAACAAAGAAACTATTGTAAGTTTATTAGATCAAGTTATCCTAAAAAAGAAAATTGATGTAACTACATTTGAACATGAAATGGAAAAGGAATTTGCCCGTGGCATTGACAACTCGTAAACGTAAAAAGGCACCTCGTGCTAGACGTAAGACTACTGGCACAGGTGCTGCTCCTCTTGATAACTATAAACGTGCTAAGGACTTCTTTCACTTTGAAGTAGACAAGAAAGAATACTTGCCTATTATTAAAGCATATGTAAAAAAGAAATATGATAAAGCCACACAACAGGCTATATTTAAAAACACTGACAGTGCTATAACATATAGCCATGTTGCAGCGTTCTGTCATTACATGAATAATGACAAAGCAGATCTAGTGCCTGACGATAGTGTTAACTGGATGCAGGGCTTCTTTGTTGATCGTCTTGCTGAAAAAGGTAAAACTATTATTGCTGAAGTAAAAGCAGAAGAAAAAGCAAAAGTAAAAAATGCATATGTACCTAGTATTCAGGAACGTATAAAAGAAGCAAGCGGCAACATTATAGCAGAGATTGAAGAAGTAGTTGATACCTTTATTGATAATCCTGCTAAGTTTAAAAAGTTTGATGCAGTAAAATTTTTCCGTTCTAAGAATGTAAATCAAGCACATGCTAGGCATATTCGTGCGTTCTATGAAGGCATACTAGCAGAATACAAAATGCTACAACAACCTGCTCGAGAACAGGAAGAAGATCTCCGAGAAGCATATGCACATCTCGATAAGTCAGATGTTAAGAAGGCTGTAGAACTATTTGCAGGCATAGTCGGTGCATGTGATCTAGTTACAGCAGAAAGTAAAGCAACACGCAAGACTAGAACACCAAAGCCTAAGAGTGCAGATAAATTAGTTGCAAAAATAAAGTATTGCAAATCCGACGAAAAGTATAAAGTAGCAAGCATAAATCCAGCAGATATTATTGATGCAACAGAAGTTTGGGTGTTTAATATAAAAACACGCAAAATTGGAAAGTACGTTGCAGACGATAATTGCACACTGCAAGTAAAAGGAACCACACTACAGTTCTTTAATCCAAAACAAAGTGTTGCAAAAACACTACGCAAGCCTGAAGAACAACTTAGGGAGTTCAATAAATCAGGCAAAGTAGCTCTGCGTAAGTTTATGGACAACATTGTAGCAGTTGAAACAAAGATGAACGGGCGTATTAATAATGATACTGTTATCCTTAAAGCAGTAAAGTAATAAATAGTGTATAGATAAGGATACACTATGGCAACACTAGCAGGTTTAAGATCAGACACAGTAGACTATATCCGCTATCGCTTGGGCGATGGTATGGTAGATGTTGAACTTGATCCGGAACACTATGATAATAGTATTGATAAGAGTATTAAACGTTTTAGACAGCGTAGTATGAATGCATACGAAAGTTCACATGTATTTCTTAGTGTTGTAAAAGAACAACAGGAGTATACACTTCCTGACGAGATCGAAGAAGTACGCCAAGTATTTAGACGCAGTGTAGGTAGCGGTGGTACGGAAACTGGTACACAGTTTGAACCTTTCGAAGCCGCTTTTCAGAATACATATCTGTTACAAAGTGGACGCATGGGAGGTATGGCAACATACGAAATGTACTATCAGTATCAAGAACTAAGTGCTAGATTGTTTGGCGGATTTATAAACTTTGAATTTAATCCTGTTACTAAAAAGATTACACTTCTACGCAAATTTAGTGCAAGCGGAGAAGTTGTAATACTTCACACCTACAATCTACGTCCCGAAAGTAGATTACTACAGGACAGACACGCTGGACCCTGGATTCAGGATTATGCACTAGCACTTGCTAAGTATACACTAGGTGAAGCAAGAGGCAAATTTACTACTATTGCAGGACCACAAGGCGGAACAAGTCTTAACGGTGATGCACTAAAAGCAGAAGCACAAGTTGAACTAGATAAACTCGATGAAGAACTACGCAACTATGTTGATGGTTCTGATCCACTTGCATTTATAATAGGCTAATAAAGAGGAAAAAAATGGTAATAGGATTATGCGGTCTTATTGGCGTGGGTAAAGGCACTGTTGCTGATATTCTCGTTGAACAAGGATTTGCTAAGGTAAGTTTTGCTGACAAACTTAAAGATGGTGTAAGCACAATCTTTGGTTGGGACAGAGATTTACTTGAAGGAGACACAGATGAAAGTAGACAGTGGCGTGAACAGCGAGACGACTTTTGGAGTAATGAAACAAAAATGGAGATCACTCCTAGGTTGGTTATGCAGTTATTTGGTACTGATTGTATGCGTAATGCATTTTATGATGGAGTCTGGGTAAGTCTACTTAAAAAAACTATACTAGAAAATCCAGGAAACTATGTGATACCTGATGTACGTTTTCGTAACGAACAAAACATGCTTCGTGATATAGGCGGAGAAGTATGGATGATCAAACGCGGTGATAATCCTGAATGGTGGAGTAAGGCAGTTTTAGATAATGCTACAGGCAGCAATTTTATGGCTGACGAAGATGTTCATACAAGCGAATGGAAGTGGATTGATACTAATGATCAATTCGATGAAATAGTATATAATGACAGCACTCTAAATGATCTCAGACATCAGGTGTTAGGGAACCTCGGCGCCATCCCGTTTTAATAAGTTCTGCATTACAATTAAGACAAACTGTCTTAAGATTCTTATGATTTATATTTTTTAGATTTCCATCAACATAAAATACTAATACTTGTGTGCGAATACTGGGTTTGAATCCACACGCTTCACACACACGTTTTACCTTATATCCTGCATCTACCCACAGTGGTTTTACAGGCTTATGATCTCGTAAGCACTGTTCACACTTGCGTCTGAAATAAGGCCTTTTGTTCTTGTAATAGTTAATGGCTTTAGGACGCTGTCCACACTGTTCACATATAGGGCGTTGCATTGTGTATTTAATCATACCTTTAAAGGGATTTTGTAAATAGCACTATTTTAAGGGTGTTCGGATAAATAACATATAACAAATCTTGTATGAGATAAGGAACACAAAAATGGCACTAATATCACCAGGCGTAGAAGTTACAGTAATTGACGAAAGTAACTACGCACCATCAGCGGCAGGAACAGTAGCGGCAATCGTTATTGCAACAGCACAAGACAAAACAAGTGGTACAGGATCAGGCACAGCCACTGGTACTACATCAGCAAATGCTGGAGAAACATTCCTAATTGGAAGTCAGCGAGAACTTACAGCAACATTTGGAAATCCAACATTCTATAACACAACTGCAGGTACACCAATCAACGGTTATGAGCTTAATGAATATGGTCTACTGGCGGCATATAGTTTATTGGGCGTAAGCAATAGAGCATATGTTATCCGGGCAGATGTTGATCTTGCAGAACTAGTAAGTAGCACTAGCCGTCCACTAGGACAACCTGCAGGTGGCACAGTATGGTGGGATGTTAGCGCGGATACACGTTGGGGAATATTTGAATGGAATAAAAGCACAGGAGTGTTTACTAATAAAGTTCCTACTGTAATTACAAGCACAGACGATTTAGATGGCGGTGTTCCTAAAACATCTATAGGTGCTATTGGTGATTATGCTATAGTGACAACCAACACAAGTAACCCTGTTTATTTTAAGAACAGATCAAATGCTTGGGTACTAGTAGGCAGTGCTTCATGGATTATCTCTCATCCAACAATTGCAGGTACAGTCGCAAGTCCAAGATTTACAAATGGTAATACTATTGTAATAAATGGCACAACTGTTACAATGTCAGGCAGTACAGTTACTGAACTTAAGACAAGTATTAACAATGCAAGTATTACAGGTGTTACAGCGGATGTTCATGATAACAAAATTGAAATCTATGCTAGTGCAAGTGCAGTGGGCGTAGATAGTGTTGCAGACGGAAAGATTGTACTATCAAATGGCACAGGTTCAATACTAACAGATGCCGGCTTATCAGCAGGAACATTTGCAAGACCAATTATTGCACAGGATCCACACTACACAGTGCCAGCATTCAAGAGCACTGACAGTGTCCCACGTCCAAGTGGAAGTATTTGGATTAAAACAACTGCAAGCAACAGTGGCTTCCTAGCAGACGTAAGCACATATGATAGTGCAAGCACAGTGTTTACAAGTGGCAGCGCACCTGCTTATGAAAATGATCAAACTGCACTTAAGAATTTGGATGCAACAGGAGGTGGTAAGAATATTACTACTGGTAGTTTCTATGTACAATTTGATGTCAATGAAAACGACACAGTAACATACAAATTATTTAAACGTTACAGTTCAGGAGTCCTTGAAGTGACAGGACTTATTGACAGTGCAAATCCACTTACAGCAAGTGAGACATTTACAATCCAAGCAAGTAGCGCAAATAGCACCACACTAAGTAGTGCAGTTACAGTAGTACTAAGTGGTACAACACTTGCTAGTATGGCTAGTGATATTAATGGTGCTAATGTAGCAAATGTTAGTGCAAGCATTAACAGTGCAGGTAACATTGTTATTAAACATGACCTAGGTGGTGTTATAGTTCTTAAGAACACAAGCGGCACTCCACTTGACGATGCAGGTATTACTACAGCAATTACTACAAAGCAAGTACGCTCAGGAAACAACAGCGATATTATCCTAAGTAATTGGATTGCGGATACATATACTGCAAGTACAAGCGCACCAAGTAGTAATCCTAGTAACAATACTAAATGGTTCCATGGTGGATTTGAAGCAGACATTCTAATACATGATGGCACAATTTGGAGAGGATATCAGAACATTACTGACACACGTGGATTTGCTCTTGCAAGCACAAGTCCAAATGGTGTAATCTTTAGCACAACAGAACCAACACTACAGAGCGATGACACTGCACTAGTAAATGGTGATTTATGGATTGACACAAGTGATCTAGAGAACTATCCTCAGATTTACAGACGCGAAACTGTTGATGGCGAAGCAAAGTTTGTTTTAATTGATAAGACAGACCAAACCACAGAAAACGGCATCCTATTTGGAGATGCACGTTTTATGGGAGATGGCACAACAGATGTAATTACAGGCACTATTCCAACAACTAAAACACTACTAACAAGTGATTACTTGGATATTGATCGTCCAGATCCAACAATTTATCCTCGCGGTATGTTATTGTTTAACACACGTCGTAGTTCATACAATGTTAAAGAATTTAGAAGTGATCATTTCTCACGCACTAACTTTAGTGATACTACAGTTTATCCAACACTTCCTACAGAAAAGGATGCATGGGTAACAACAAGTGGTACTACATTTGGACGTAAAGCACAACGTGAAATTGTTGTTAATGGAATGAAATCTGCTCTAGATGCAAGCACTGCACTGCGTGAGGACAGTAGAATTTATAATGTAATTGCAGCACCTGGATATCCAGAACTTATTAGTAATATGGTAAGTCTAAACAATGATAGACGTCAAACAGCGTTTGTTGTAGGTGATACTCCACTAAGACTAGCATCAACCAGCACTGCAATTGAAAACTATGCAACCAATACAGCGGGTGCAACTGATAACAATGAAGATGGACTAGTAACTAGTGATCCACATTTGGGTGTGTTTTACCCAGGTGGCACAACAAATGATCTAAGCGGAAACACAGTGGTTGTTCCAGCAAGTCATGCAATGCTTCGTACATTTGCTAGAAGCGATGATATTGCTTTCCCTTGGTTTGCACCAGCAGGCACACGTCGTGGACTTGTAGATAACGTAGCAAGCATTGGATTTATAAATGCAGCAACAGGTGCATTTGTAACAGATAATGTTCGCGAGAGTGTACGAGATACATTGTACACAAATAGAATTAATCCAATTGCATTCTTCAACGGCAGTGGTATTCTTAACTATGGCAACAAGACTCGTGCAGCAAGTACAAGTGCGCTGGATCGTATAAATGTAGCACGCTTAACTAGTTTCCTAAGACGTCAGATACAGGATATTGCAACAGGCTTTGTGTTTGAACCTAATGATAAACTAACTCGTGATGAAATAAAGCAACAGATTGAACAGACACTTAACGATCTAGTTGCAAAGCGAGGTGTGTTTGATTACTTGGTAGTTTGTGATGAAACAAACAATACTGCAGATAGAATAGATCGTAATGAACTATATGTTGACATTGCTATTGAACCTACAAAAGCAGCAGAGTTTATCTTTATTCCAATTAGACTTAAGAATACAGGTGAGATTTCAAGCGGAAACGTAGCGGCTGCAAGTTCAGTTTAATTAAAAAGGGACAAAAGGGGGGCAAAATTGCCCCTCTTTTTTTATGAACAAATTTAGATAAATACTTTTATAATTATTATAGGAGCGAAACGACATGTCAGTTTCATCATTAACAAAATTCACAGTGCCTATTGACGGTGATCAGAGTGCGGCAAGCCAAGGCTTGTTAATGCCTAAACTAAAGTATCGCTTTAGAGTGAACTTTGAAAACTTTGGTATTAGTACTCCTCGAACTGAAATGACAAAGCAGGTAATGGATATTACACGCCCTAGTGTAACATTCGAAGAGTTTGAGATTCCTGTTTATAACAGTAGAGTATATCTAGTAGGCAAGCATGCATGGGAAATGGTTACAGTTAACCTCCGTGATGACGTTAACGGTGGTGTTACTAAGTTGTGTGGAGAGCAGGTCCAGAAGCAGTTTGATATGATGGAACAGAGCAGTGCAAGTTCAGGTATTGACTATAAATTTATCACACGTTTTGAAGTACTAGACGGTGGTAATGGTGCAAATGCACCAAGTGTACTAGAGACTTGGGAACTATATGGTTGCTTTATCCAGAACATTAACTATGGTGATCTAAACTATGCAACACAGGAACCAGCAACAATTACAATGTCACTTAGATACGATAATGCTGTACAAACACCATTAGGTGACGGTATTGGTTCAACAGTAGCGAGAACATTGGGTCAAACAATAACCGGCTAATAGGAGTTTTTTCCAATGGCTAGTGTGAATCCTTCACTATCACCGTTTACAACAGGCGAGACCATGCGTGATTATAAACACGCGGCTCGCACTTTTGTTGACAATAATTTTGAATTGCAGCCAAGACATGGACATCTATTCCATGTTATATTTGAATTTACTTCAGAAGCATCTACACTGTTTACTAGTGTTGATCAACTTGAATTACCTATACTTGTTAAAAGTATAGACTTGCCAAGTTACAACATAGACGTACAAACACACAATCAATACAATCGTAAAGTTCATAGTCATCATACAATAAACTACACAGAAGTTACTGTACGTTTCCATGATGATGTAAAGGAACTAATAAGAAACTTATGGCACAAATACTATATCTTTTACAATGCAGATCCAACATATGATCTCGGAGGTAATGCTTATACTCCATATGACAAGTATAGTAATCGTGTACGGCAACAGTGGGGACTTCAACGCGGTAACAAGCGTTTCTTTAAAAGCATAAAGATATACAGTATGCACAATCACAAGTTTGCAGAATACACACTTATTAATCCTATAATCGCTAATTTTAGTCACGATAGTCATGCATATGCAGATTCAAGTCTTATGGAACACAGAATGACCCTGTCATATGAAACTGTTAAGTATGCTACAGGCTTTATGAACAACATTAATCCTAGAGGATTTGGCGATATACATTATGATGTGGAAGTAAGCGATCTAACAACTGGTGATCCTAGTAGTGAAGCATTCATTGGTGGACAAACAGTAAACGTAGCAGGACAAGAATCAAAAGACTTGTTCCAGGGTAACGTAATAGGTGTTATCAAAGACGCGGAAGTAATTTATAATGAAGAAAAACTAACAGGAAAAGACATTATTACTGATACTCTCGGTATATTTGCAAATAATTTATTGACAGGCAAAAAACCTACAAGTAATATTCTAGTTCCTGTTACAGGACTAGTAGAGAATACACTTAGTAAAGTATCAGGCGGTATTACAGACGGATTTATTAAAGCAACAGGACTAGAAGTAAATAACAACAATGTGAGCAGTCAAGGACAAAATTTAAGTACAACAAACTTCCAACAGGTAATTACTAATGAAGTTGATCAAGGAAACGGTATAGTGAAACCTAAAAACGGTTCGAATGCTTTTCCTGCTGCTATAAGTGACTTTATAACATATTCTCGAAATTCGAATTACGGAAAGAAGACATAATATGTCATACGGAAGTGGCGGAGGTTCAAGCGGAGGAGGTTCAGGTGGCGGCGGTGCAAGCACTGGTGCAAGCACTACTAGTGCCGCAACAACTGAAAGACCCGGACAAAAAACTAATTTACCTATTAGGGATCCAGACATAAGTTTTGATCAACGAGTACAGGACTATTTTAATAACTATTTTACAACACCTGCTAACTTAACCGCACAGGAATATGATGTAGCCAAGTCCTTTTTTATTAATCGCACAAACAATGAACAAGCAGCCGCGGCACTTACAGCAGCAGTAATACTAGCCGCTAATGAATTGAACATTAAGATAGTTGATATTATTGAAGAATTTAAAAACACTGGTGATCTTAAAAGTGCAATACCTACTTTCTTAAATTTAAGCCGCAGAACTTCTAGTCTACTGGGATATGAGGCTAACATTGAACCTAATGAAAACATAGCACGCCAAGTGGAGGCGTAAATGTTTAGTCGAAACAAATACGCAAATGGCGTATACACTATAACAAATCCTAGCAAGTATACAGGTAACAAAGCACCACGATATCGTAGTGGATGGGAACACGCATTTATGCGTTTTTGTGATAATAATCCTGCTATTATAAGTTGGGCAAGTGAATGTATACAAATACCTTATCGTAACCCACTTACAGGAAAAGGAACAGTATATGTACCTGATTTTGTTGTAGTTTATCAGGACAAACGCGGCAAAAAACACGCTGAACTTATTGAAATAAAGCCTAAAGCACAAACAATGCTTACTGAAAAAACTCGCGAAAAAGAAAAACTTGCTATTGCGCTTAACCATGCAAAATGGGAAGCAGCCGCAAAATGGGCAAAACATAAAGGCTTAAGGTTTCGCGTAGTTACAGAAGATGATATTTTTCATAACGGCAAACGCTAACTAAGTATTATAAGGAGAAATAAATGCTTGTTGATATCCGAGCAAATAAACCTTTGGGTAACTTTTACTTGGAAGACCTAAGATATAATCGCACAGATTTTAGTCTAAATACGGACTTTGATCTTACACCAGGCTGGTATAAACTAGTAATAGAATATCCAGGCAGTAAACTAAAACTTGAAGAGATAATTATTAATGAACAAGCACTGGATATACTGTTATACAGTGGATGGTTTCTCGAACAAAGGACAGGATTTAAAACAAGTCCAGGTACAACACTATTTGCACGAGGACAGTTTGAAATATGGATCCATACTGACATGGGACTAATGATACAGACTATATATGAGAGTATTCAAAGACGTGAATTTGGAATGAATTTGTTTGACAAGTACATGCACACAGTGGATAGGCCTATGGATTTGCCAGAAGATTGTCCTGCTATTATACGCAACTGGTTTGCTAATGGTAACGGTCCAAGATGGTGGAAGAAGAACAATATACTTACTCCGTATGAAGCACTAGATCCTGAAGTGCTTGCAGATATAGATAAGGCTAAGTTGCTGGATGAAATGACTAACATGTGTGATTATTCCAAAGACAATCCTAAGTTTGCACTGCCACTTAAAGGCAAAGAACTAAAAGGCACTCGCAGAGGATTACGTTCAGGATACGAACTACCATACACGGAACTTGATGAGTTGCCAGGATCTGAAATGAAACGTTTATGTGAAAAGGCAGGTATAAAACGTTTGCTTGGCTGCACACTACAAATGCAGTATCCAGGCGAAAGTTTTGTACCACATGTTGACGAACATTATGATCCAGAAACAAAAGCAGTAATGCAAGGACCTTGTAGTTTTATGTTAGACTTATCTGAAGATTCTTCACAACACTATTTTAAAGTTGGAAGAGGAGGACTAATACCACTTGATGTTGGATGTTTTGCTAACTTTAATTATGCACATGCTACCTTCAATGCAAGTGATATTCCGAGGCCGTTATGTATACTTAATGGTAAAAGAGATAATACAATAGACTATTTGCTCATGAACTAGGAAAGCCTATGACAAAAAAATTAGAAGAATTATTTGATTTGCCTGACTCCCAGGAAATAGATGTTACATTAGAAGAAAATACAAACATAGTTGAATCTGTAGACAAAGACAGTATTCCACAACTACAAACTGCACTTACTAATGTGGATAAAATAGATGCTGCACTGCCCAGTGTTCGAGATCTTGAAACAAGTGATAAAGAAATGGATGACATTGCAAGCCTAGCACAGGACACATTTAAGGATCTAATGGATCTAGGTATGAATGTTGAAGCACGTTTTAGTGGCGAAATTTTTAACAATGCAAGTCGTATGTTGGATACTGCACTAAGTGCTAAGAGTGCAAAGATTAATAAAAAGTTACGCATGGTTGATTTACAACTTAAAAAAGCAACACTGGATGCTAGACTAGCACGCGAAGCGCACGCAAGGGGCGAAGATACAGAAGATGGTGACGGTCAAACAGTGGACAGAAATCAGTTACTAATGGAAATTTTAGGAAGAAATACTGAACAAAAGTAATAAATACACTATTACAGCAAGGAATACCACAATGAAAAGTTTTAGAAGTTATCTTGTAGAAAGTGAACAAACATACAAATTTCGTATTAAACTAGCAAACGAACTCACTGCAGAAACAATGGATGCACTGGAAACTGCACTGGAAAAATATGAAGTAGCAAGTATTAGCAAGCCTAAGAAAACTCCAATACAAGAACATCCAATGGACTTCCAAACACTTAACAATGCAGAAGTGTTTATCATGGATGCAGAGGTTAAGTACCCTGTAACAGCGGATCAACTGTACAGATATATTAGTGAAGTGGTTGGTGTTCCTGCAAGTCATTTAGTTGTTATTAACAGCGATAATCCTGAGGAAATAGGCCGTGAAGAAGCAGTCAAGGAGATGGAATCAGACTATGAACCACTTATTGGCAGTCAAGATGAGCTAAAACAACAGGAAGTATTTGGCGACAAGTATAACGAAAACATGCTAAAGAGTATCGAGACAAAGAAGTTTGAATACGCAAAAACTCCAGGCGATGTAACTAAACAAGATTACAGTGGGCCTGCCAGGGAAGAACCTTCCAAGAAAAGCATGATGAGCGACAGAGGTTCAACAGTCGCTCCACCAAAGCCGAATTTAATGGCAAGCGGCGGAAACAACCCACTATAAGGATAAAATAATGCGTGACTTACTTGAGAGTTTGGATAGAATAATAGAAGCACCTCGCGGTGAAAAAGGTGGTGGGGACGCTTCAAATATACGAGGAAAACCTAAACCTGAGGATCCAAGAACTGTTACTAATAAAAAATTTGGAAGTATTGGTGATTTTATTAAGGCTATTCAAACTCCAGGGCAACAGGGCGGAAGTACAGCAGCTCAAACTAGAGCAAACTTAGCCAAAGCAACAGCACCTAAAATTAATCCTAATGTTCCTGCAGGTGGGCCACTAAGGGCGAATCCAGTTGATCCACAACAGGCAGCAGTAGCAAGAGCCGCTAAAGCGGTTGTAAATCCAGCACCTATGCCAGCAGATCAGGCAAGCGCAAGAGGTACACAAGCAATAGCAAAAGCAGCGGCTCCTAAGATGGCAACACCTACTGCTCCACCTCCTAGACCAAAGCAAAGAGCAAAAGTAGCAGCAACAGCAGCAAATACAAAAGACTTTGATAAAACAATGGCAATTCAGAAAAAATTGCAAGCACAGGGTTTCGATATTAAAGCAGATGGTATAATGGGTAAGAATACTAGAGCAGCAATGGCTGCGGCACAGGCAAAATCAGCACAGGCAAATCGTGCAGGTAGTCAGGGCGGTAGAACTGCGGCACAAGCAGCATCTGCTCCTCAAGCACCTGCAACTACACAAGTAGCAAAGGCTCCTGCAGGTACAGCAGTGCAAACAGGAGGAGCAGGAGGTGAGTTTGGTACTGCATCAGCACCGACCCAAGGTCAACAATCCATAGCAAATATTAGAGATAAAGTAAAACAAGATAAAGCAGGACAGGCTACAGCAGCGGCTGAAAGGCCAGGAATTTTAAGTCGTATTGCTGGAGTATTTAGAGGCGGCGGTAATAGGCGTGCTGAACGTGATGCAGAAAATCAAAGATCAGCACAAGCATACAGAGATAGAATCGGATCTACTAAAACAGCGGCAGGAGCAGGTGTAACACCTGCACCAACAATTTCTATGCGAGGCGATAACCAACAGCCAGCAGCAACTACACAAACTGCGGCGGCTAATACTGTAACATTTACAGACAGAAGGGCTATTAAATTTGCAAAGGCTGCTGACGCAGCATTAAGAGCAGGAAACACTAGAGCAGCAAGTAAATTGCAGGCGAATGCAAGAAATATACAAAGAGCTGTAACACAGAGTGATCCAAATTATGTACCACCTACTGCATCACAAGCAGCAATTGATAGATCACAAAGATTAGGTGGCGTATATTAACCAAAGGAGAAAGTAATGGATATTGCTGAACTAAGAACTAAACTAAACAATATCGCAGCGGAACTCGCTGAACAAGATGTTCAGCAAGAAGACGTTGCGATTGAAGAAGAACAGATTGAAGAAATTCAAGAGCCTGTTGCTGAAGAAGAAGTAGCAGAGGAAGAATTTGCTGAAGAAGATGATCTCGAGATTCCAGAGGAACAGGAAGAAGTTGCAGAGGAAGAAGTTGAAGAAACTGTAGAGATTCCTGTTGCAGCAATTGCTGAACTTATGCAACTAGCAGGCTTTGAAGGTTACAAACCAGTGAAAGAGTTTGCTAACAGTCCAGAGGGTAGCCAGGGCGAGCCTGCATACATGGATGCTGAAGATCAAATGATTGGCATGAGCGGTGGACTAAATGGTCCTAAGAAAATGTATCCTGCAGCGGCGGGCGGTGACAATCCTATGGATCAGGAGCCACGTGAGATTGAAGAAGTTTCTGAAGATGTACAAGCAATTGCGGAAGTAGAAAACACACTGTACAAGAGCTATCGTGCATTTTTAGAAGAGCAAGAAATTATTAATCAAGAAGAAGACTAAGATTATTTTGTAATAAACTATGTATATAGCGGTGACCCTCATCATTAGGATGTAGATGATCCGCTATATATTTTGACTTACTCTGATTGTTACTACCATCTACACCAAGTATTTTTACAACTCCAGGCACCACATCCAAATGCATGTACTTGAGATGATTTAGTTTACATGTTGTTTCCACAATGTGTTTCGGATACCATGTGTGTAAATTTTCTATATACTCACTGTGTTGGTTAACTAGATAGTCCTTACAACTATCCACCAGGGCACTGCCAGACTTTTTACCCTGCACATAGTTCATATGTTCCCAACACTGTGTTTTATTGTTATACCAACTTTGTCTATTGGGATGCGTCCAGCCAAATATAATTAAATCTTCCTGTTCAATATCCTTGTATGTTTCACAAAATTTAAGTGCAATATATGGATTACTAGCACTGCTTTCACTAAGTTGTACAAATTCGTAACCATACTGCTCCGCTACAAGTTGTCCATAACAGATTGTTGCTTCTTCACCTAAACTTACACTACACCCGTACTGATACAGTTTCATTCAACACTCCGTTAGGTAGATAGTCTAACCAACTACTGTGTCTCACACTAAACGGAAAACGGCTCCTAAGAGCCGCCATACGATAGTAATCGGGTTGTTCAGGTTTCCGCCTGGGTGCAAGCAGTTTACTTCCTTTTGCAATATTACAACGTTTACATGCAATAACACAATTAGTCCATACTGTAACACCGCCCTGACTGCGAGGAATAACATGATCAATAGTAAGGTTATCATATCTGTATTGTTCACCACAGTATTGACATTTGAATTCGTCTCTTAGTGCTAGGTTGTATCTATTGAAACAAACATTATGTTTGGGTCTATAATAGTCACGAGTAATTACAGTAGCAGGAACATGCATACTAAAACTAGGACTATTGATTTGCCAGTCTTGATATGACTCCAGTATATCCACTTTGTTCAAAAAATGTAACTTGACTGCACGTTGCCAGCGTATAGTGCTGACAGGAAAACTACTTATAGGATTACCGCATGCATTTAATAATAGTGTATCGCTCATGCCAAGTACTTGATTGCTCCCAGTACATATGCTAGTACCATAAAAATATTTAGCCAATATACACTAGGTTCGCGCCATAGCACACCCGCAAGTATCCAAATAGCATTTGCAATTATCATTACCCATAGATTCCAGGGATAGACGTTAAATGCATTCATCATAGCACCAACTATTAAACCTGCAGTGCCTATCCAAGCAACAGCCTGATAGGGTTTACGTTGTATTATTACTTTGCCCATATAGTTTTCCGATAAATACAGTATGATTAAGAGATTTGACAGAGATAAATTAGTCTCTATCCAAGTTTATTATCACATGCCAGATCATGTACATATTATAAACGAATTTGTCTGGCAAACTCCGGATATTATACCTGATTTTCCCCGAAGTGTCAAGTTTATTCGTTACTGGCATAAAAACATAGACGCAGTTATACAGGAAGCATATCTATACCACACAAATTACTGGGGCGGTACAGATTATGTAGATTTAAAGGGCGTATACGAAACATAATGGCAAAGTCTTTAGATGGTGTGCTAATAAAAAAAGCATACAAGAAAGAAACATTTACCCGTGAACAACTAACAGAATTTGCAAAATGCGCAGATCCTGCTACTGGCATCAAATATTTTATAAACAATTACTTTAACATACAACATCCTACTAGAGGACGTATGACTTATAATGCATTTGAATATCAGGACAAACTTATAGATATATATCATAACTATCGCTTTAATATAAACATGTTACCGAGACAGACAGGCAAATCTACGACTGCTGCAGGATATTTGTTATGGTATGCAATGTTTGTGCCAGACAGTATAATACTTATTGCCGCACACAAGTATGCAGGTGCACAGGAAATTATGCAACGTATTCGTTATGCATATGAACTATGTCCTGATCATATCCGTGCTGGCGTTGTAAGTTACAACAAAGGTAGTATAGACTTTGACAATGGTTCGCGTATTGTAGCACAAGCAACCACAGACAACACTGGACGAGGCATGAGTATTACACTGCTATACTGTGATGAGTTTGCATTTGTGCGTCCTAGTATTGCCCGTGAGTTTTGGACTAGTATTTCACCTACACTAGCAACAGGTGGTAAGGCTATTATTACAAGCACTCCTAACAGTGACGAGGATCAGTTTGCCCTTATATGGCGAGATGCGAATAAACAGTTTGATAGTGATGGTGAGGAAACTGACATAGGAGTCAACGGATTTAAAGCATTTCGTAGTTATTGGTGGGAGCATCCTGACAGAGACGATACTTGGAAACAGGAAGAACTAGGACGAATTGGCGAAGAGCGTTTTAGGCGCGAACACGACTGTGAATTTATAGTTTATGATGAAACACTTGTGGATAGTATGTGTCTTACAAACCTAAGAGGTAATGATCCACTATTTAGGCACGGCAAAGTGCGTTGGTATAAAGCACCCGAAAAAGGAAAAACATATCTAGTGGGACTTGATCCTAGTTTGGGTACTGGAGGAGATCCTGCAGCAATAGAAATATTTGAAGTACCCAGTATGATACAGGTAGGTGAATGGAGTCACAACAAAACTCCTATACCACAACAAATAAGGATACTAATAGAAATAAACAAATATCTAGTTGAGGAATGTGGAGATGCAAATAGTGTATATTATAGTGTGGAGAACAACACAATAGGTGAAGCATCACTGCAAAGTGTAGCGGAAATAGGTGAAGAAAATATACCTGGAATATTTTTGAGCGAGCCTAAGGCCCATGGTAATACAAGAGCATATAGACGTGGATTTAACACTACACATCGTAGTAAACTAGCAATATGTGCAAAGTTTAAGACACTAGTTGAAACAGATAAGGTTAAGATTAATAGTAAAATGCTTATAAGTGAAATGAAAAGTTTTATAGCAAGTGGAAATAGTTACAGTGCTAAACAGGGCGATACTGATGATCTTGTGATGGCTACACTACTTGTAATGCGCATGGCACAAACAATTAAAAGTTATAATCCAGAACTTGATCTTCATATTCGTGACGGTGACGATTTCGAACTTGAACCTATGCCATTTATTATGGTCTAGATAAATATGTATATGAGATCAATAAATAACATAGCAGAAGAACTATTTGACAAGATTCGTAGTCGTGTTAGCAGTATCAAATTGGGGGATACTAATGGCATGCAGACTACTGATTCTAGCCAAGCACGTTTCTTTGAATTTCAGTTTAAGCACAAGGACTTACCAATTGGTGCAGTAACTCTAAGTCTAAATGAAGAAGGTACTTTACAGGTATATTTTCCGAATAGTATAGTTGAAGATGCTGACAGTGATACTGCAGATGCTTGGTATGGATTTTTAAAAGAATTGAGTAAGTTTAGTGCAAGAAACATGTTAAATTACGAAACTCATAATGTAACAAAAGAGAGACTTGATAAAAAGGATTATCAGTTTTTAACACAACGTAGCCAGGACGAAGTGATGGAAAACAAAATGTATGGCAGTAGCCAAAAGAGTTTCCTAGAACAGGGAACCGCAAAAATTATTATACAGCATAACAAAACTGTAGACGAGACAAAAATGGGCGCAAGAAGTCGTAACATTAGTGCTATCTACATTGAAAACAGTGATGGAGAACGCTTCAAGTTTGCTAACAATTATTTGCCAGGAGCAAGAGCAATGGCAAGACACGTCAGTAACGAAGGGCATACTCGTGATGACCGTGGTAAACACATTGTAGAGATTATGACAGAGATGCAAAATCTTAAGACATTTGTACGCGCCATTAAGCGTGAGGATTATGTTACAGAAGAGCAAAATGAAATTATTGAAGCAGCAACTGATCGTTACTATGGACTAAAAGATACCCTTAAGACACTGGCGTCTGCAAACGGGTATAGTGAGTATTTTGAAAACTGGAGTCCTGAAGAAGTACAAGAAGAAGGTGACCTGGAAGATCTTAAACTAAAACTTACTAGAGAAGTTTATGACGAGAGACTTACAAATAGTTTGCCAAGTGTTAGGAAAGCAATGGAACAGCGTAGACAAGTAAAAGAAGCAGACATGAAAGATCTAATAGATTTTGCTAATAGTGATGATAATATTGAAGTGTTTAATAATCCTGCAGATATGGCTGAACTAAAAAACTACATGCAGTTTATGAAAAACAGCGATATGGATACAAGCAGAAAGAATCGCAGTATTCTAGTTGCTATTATGAAGTATCTTGCTAACAATATGACTAATGATAAAGCAGCAAATGCACTAAGTGATATTGAACTTGACGATCCTGCACAACAAAAGATGGCTTTCCAGATTGCTAAGAAATATTTGCAGGGCAAAGTGGATGTTAAAGAGCCTAAGGCCAAAAAGGATCTATTTGGTAAGGACAAGACAGAAGGTGTTACATTTGAATCATATGAAGAGAGTATGAATATGATTGCAGAAGGCACATGGGCACTACCCGAAAATGAATCCGATGCAATGGGACTTGCAAGACTAATGGAGAAGCCATTGCCTTTAGGAGATGCTGGTGAAGATGCTACAGCAGCAGTGGGTGCATTCATTGGTGATGACGAACTATATGACGATTTAGGTGAAGCAGGCGATAAAGATCCTAACGCTGATGCCCGACCAATTATTATGGGCTGGCTAATGGATCATGTTGATGACTATGGACCAAAGTTCCAAAAGTCAATGCAAATGGCACTGGATCAAATTAACAAAACAGGACCTGATCAAACAAAAATGGTTATTCCAAGAAGATTTGGCCGCCCACGTTTTGAAGATGTTGAATTAATTGATGAAGGTTACGAAAAAATGGTAATAAATGCACTCAAAGATGCAGGCATATCACATGATGGCTTTAGAAACGGCTTCCTATATATTGATAGAGATGACATGAAGGCAGCAAGAAAAGCAATTAAAGATGCAGATATAGATCCCCCAAAGATGATTGCTGAAGGCGAAGATCTTGAAGAAGGTAAGATGAAAGATCTTATGATGCATATTGAAGATATGATCCGTGACGGGTCTAGCAATGAAGAAATTAAAAAAATGCACCCTATGGTAAGCGACAGCGATATTGAAAGGATTCGTACAGAAATGGACGAGTCAGTACAAGAGGCAGATATTGATTTGCCAGGTGGCGGCACTATAAAAGACGTAGACAAGCCAGGCATTTACAAAGGCACACAAAAAGCAGATGGATCATATGTAGGCGGCGAAGGCGGCGAAGCAATGGCCATGTCAAATAAAATTTTAGATAAGATTGAGATGGAAGATCCTGCAACGGACAAAGAAGCAAGAGAGTTATTCATGAAGTATGCTAGTGGTCAAGATAAAATGGTCAAGCGTTTGGTAATGAAAGAACTCAAGAGAATGGGATTTTTTGAATCCAAAGAAGCAGTTGAAGAATCACAAGAGGCAGACGAAGTGGCGGAAAGCATTGCAAAAATGAAGGCAATGGCAGGCGTAGGGTCAAACATGCGGAGCAACCACGGCATACATGAAGGCGAACCAGGCTATCAAATAACACCAAGAAGTATAGTGGCAAGACAACTACGGAAACTACAGGATCTCGAAAAGTAAACCAACACACTACTAACTAAACAGGGCTTCGGCCCTGTTTTTTTATATCAAAAAAACCACAAAAAAGTTATTGACATGCTAAATACTAATGTCATATACTATGTAATATAGTATGTGAAATGGCACATACAAGGCTAAACAATGGCACATATAGGAGAAAATAATGGCATCTTTGGCAGAAATTAGAGCAAAACTTAAATCACAAGAATCACGCAGTGAGCGTACAGGCGGCGGCGACAACGCAATCTTCCCACATTGGAATATCCCAGAAGGCACGACGGCAGCAGTTCGTTTCTTGCCCGATGGAGATCCTAATAACACATTCTTTTGGGCTGAAAGGCTTATGATTCGTTTACCCTTTAGTGGTATTAAAAACGACATGAACAGTAAGCCTGTAATGGTACAGGTTCCCTGTGTTGAAATGTGGAGTGAGACATGTCCAGTACTTACTGAAGTACGTGGTTGGTTTAAGGATAGTTCACTAGAGGAAATGGGACGCAAATACTGGAAGAAGCGTAGTTACATTTTCCAGGGTTTTGTAACTGAAAATCCTTTAGCAGAAGATAACACTCCGGATAATCCTATCCGCAGATTTGTTATCTCTCCAAGCATCTTTAATCTAATCAAGGATGCACTTATGGATCCGGATATCCAGGAACTTCCTACAGATTATACACAGGGATTGGACTTCCGTATCACAAAGACAACTAAGGGTCAGTATGCAGATTACAGTACCAGTAAATGGGCTCGTAAAGAAACTGCACTTACTGAACAGCAGATGGCGGCTATTGACGCACATGGCTTACATACACTTAGTGATTTCCTTCCTAAGAAACCTACTGAAGTAGAATTGCAGTGCATTAAAGAGATGTTCGAAGCAAGTGTAGATGGACAACCATATGATGCAGAGAGATTTGCACAATACTATCGTCCATATGGAGTAGAAGCACCCGCAGGATCCTCATCCTCAAGTACGTCTACTGCGGCAGCGGCTCCAGCAACACCTGCTCCGGCAGCAACTCCAGCACCAGCAGAAACTCCTGCTCCTGCTCCACAAACAGAAACAGTGGCGGCACCTGCAGAAGCACCTGCTGGTGAAAGCAAGCGGGCAGAAGATATCCTAGCGATGATTCGTAACCGCCAATCATAAGGCATAGGGGGGCGGGGCACTGCCCCCCTTTTTTAAATGATTCAATACAATCCTGAACAAGTATACCCAAGGCTATGTACAGTTTTAGAATTATCTGTGCATGGCTTTGTGTATCCTATTTTTAAGAATGCAAGCAGTAGCCTAGAACAATTAGCAGTAAATAAGCACGTTGTAAACAGAAGTTTTGACAAAAGCACTGAACTAGTAACAGTATTCTGGCGTGAAGCACAAACAAGATTCAACAGTGGAGTAAATACATACATAGAACTTAACCAACAATTGGATGAAGATACACTAGTATCCTTAATAGAACGTGGTGAACTTGTAGATAGACATTTTATGCCACAGTACATGTGGTTGTGTCATCTTTATAAAAACTATACTGGACAAATTCACATTCTCAGTTTAGACGATCTTAAGATAAGTGTGCATAAAAATGCAAGCACTAGATACTATGACTATGTTGCACCAACACACTGGATAAATTTAGATAACATAATTTATAAAAAATTTGTCAACACTACAACAAATCTAACTGAAATAAATCAATACATTAAAGATACACAAAAGGTGTTATATAAAAAATGCATTGCCCAAGACTAGGCCACTACGCAAGATTAAACAGCAACGGAACAATAGGATGTTGTGGCCATATGGTAAATGCAAACCAATATAATAGTTTCAGACAACTGGAAAACAGTGCTTGGCTAGAATACCTAAGATATCAAATGCGCAATGATCAATGGCCTAATGAATGCATTAGATGTAAACAAACTGAAGAACTCAATGGCACTAGTATAAGATTAAACAGCATTGAACGTGATAGGATACTGCGAAAGTTTAACAAACGTTACATACAACTAGGAGGCACACTGGACAACTATTGCAATAGTGCATGTGTAACATGTAAACCTAGTTTAAGTACACGCATAGGAAATTTAAAAGGTAAATTAGTAGTAAAGGATAATTATGAACTGTACAATACATTACCCCTGGAACGTGTAGTTGAAATAGATATTAATGGCGGCGAACCTAGTATTAGCAAAAATTACAATACAGTTCTAAACGATTTACCAGATAGTGTTCGTATTGTTCGAATTAATACTAATGCATGTGTAAGGATCAAACAAATACAAAACCTATTAGAAAAAAACGTAGCAGTAATTGTAACAGTAAGTTTTGATGGTATAGGCAACGTACACGATTATATAAGATATCCAGTAAAATGGGATAATTTTGAGAGTAACATGTTATACTATAGAGAACTTTCAACACAGTATAAAATGTTTACACTAGATACATGGACAACAGTTAGTGCCCTTAACGTAAAACACTTGCCCCAAATACAGGAATATTGTACTGCTAATGAAATACGTCATCAGTTTGCATTTTTAAAAGAACCTGATATGCTAAATGTAAAATATAAAAATTGGCTAACAGAAAACACAGATATAGCAGGAGTTGCTACTGATCGTGATAATACACAGGAACTTAAAATATTTTTAGATTTTGAAGAATCCTGCAGGCCAGGTATAGAAAGATTTTGGTAATGCGTGTGGCAATCACAGGACATTCAGCAGGTATAGGACAGTGTTTTGCACAAATACTGTCTGAACGAGGACATGAAGTTGTAGGTCTTAGTAGGCGTGACGGAAACAATATTCGTAGTTTGCAAAAGATAGTTGGCCCTATTGTTGAGTGTGATTGGTTTATTAACAACGCACAAGCAGGTTATGCACAAACAGAATTATTATACAAAGTATGGCATCAATGGCATGATCAACGCAAACTTATCTGGCTAATAGGCAGTATTATGAGCGCACAATACACTGTAGATTTTGAAATGCAGGAGTACAAACTACAAAAACAAACACTTGATCAAGCATATTACAATCTAAAAAATACATCCAGTAAATGTAGACTAGTGCTTATACGCCCTGGTATAGTTGCAACACAACCACACAACACTGCAGGTGTTGACAGTGCGCCTGTTAGAGATTGGTGTGAAGCAGTTGTGGACACCTGGGAATACTGTAAGAAACGTAATCTAAGATTGCAGGAGATCAGTCTTGGCTATGGATCCTAAAAGTGCAATAAACGGAACATTCTGTCCAGTGCCCTGGACTGGTTTTTATATGGAACCCAACGGGAAAGTAAAGCCCTGTGTTCTTAGCAATGACTATACAGGTCATATTAACAATACAGATATTGAAGATATACTACATGGTCCTGAAAACAATAATATAAAACAAACACTTGCTCTTAACAAACCTCATAGTAATTGTAGTAATTGTTATAAACTTGAACAGGGAAATACTGGATTAAATGTACGCAGTGATAGATATTATTATTTAAAGGCACTTGCTAGAGTTCCATATACAGCATATGACACAATGGACACTACACTAAGCACTGTTGATATTCGTTGGCGTAATACATGTAACCTTGCTTGTGTATATTGTAGCCCAGAACTTAGCAGTACTTGGCAGAAAGAATTAGGACAAACTATAAGGGTAAATGAAACACAACTAGCAAAAACAAAACAATATGTATTGGATAATGCACATAATCTTAAGAACGTTTACTTAGCGGGCGGTGAACCTCTGCTAATGAAAGAAAACAGTGAACTATTGGATAAAATAAATCCAGACTGTACTATACGCATTAACACAAATTTAAGCAATATTCAAGGTCCTGTATTTCAACGTGCAAGTAAGTTTAAAAACGTACACTGGACTATCAGTGTGGAAACTATGGATAAAGAATTTGAGTACATTAGGTATGGTGCTAGTTGGGAAAAATTTTTAAAAAATTTAGACACAATAAGAAGTTTAGATCATAAAATTAGTTTTAACATGCTTTGGTTTATACTTAATCCATATACTATTTTCGACACTGTTGACTTTTTTAGATCCATGGGATATAAGCAAAACTCGTTTGTTATAGGGCCGCTTACAGGACCTACAGAATATGATGTGAGAAACCTAAACAATAAGATACTAAAGGATTTAGAAATAAGACTAAAAGCAAGGATTCAAGGAGCAGATACTCGTTATTTGTTACACAATAGTTATGTGAACATGCTTATTCATTTGGATGGAGAATATAATAAACAGTCCTGTAAAACTATTCAAAGGTTAAACGATATGGATAAGCGGCGTAATAATAACTTTAAAAATGTGTTTGACATTGAACGTTATCTGTAATATAATACTAACATAGGCTCATAGGAGAAAAACATGGCAAAACCTTTTGACGTAAGCAAGTTCCGCAAGGACATAACAAAAAGCATTGATGGACTAAGTATTGGCTTTAATGATCCCACAGACTGGATAAGCACAGGTAGTTACGCACTAAACTATCTAGTAAGTGGTGACTTTCATAAAGGTGTGCCCATGGGCAAAGTTACTGTGTTTGCAGGTGAAAGTGGTGCGGGCAAAAGTTACTTTGCAAGTGCAAATATTGTAAGAGCAGCGCAGGAGCAGGGTATCTTTGTTGTGTTAATTGACAGTGAAAATGCACTGGATGAAAGTTGGTTACAAGCACTTAATGTTGACACTGACGAAAGTAAACTGCTTAAACTAAGCATGAGTATGATTGATGACGTTGCAAAAACTATTAGCACGTTTATGAAAGACTACAAAGCAATGGCAGAAGAGGATCGCCCTAAGGTTCTATTTGTTATTGATAGTTTGGGTATGTTACTTACTCCTACAGATGTTGATCAGTTTGACAAAGGCGATATGAAAGGTGATATGGGGCGTAAGCCTAAGGCACTTACTGCACTTGTTCGCAACACAGTAAACATGATTGGCAGTTACAATGTAGGCATGGTGTGTACTAACCATACATATGCTTCTCAGGATATGTTCGATCCAGATGACAAGATCAGTGGCGGACAGGGCTTCATCTATGCTAGTAGTATTGTTATTGCAATGCGTAAACTAAAACTAAAAGAAGATGAAGCAGGAAACAAAGTAAGTGATGTGCGTGGTATCCGTGCCGCTTGTAAAGTTATGAAAACACGCTATGCAAAACCTTTTGAGGCAGTGCAGGTTAAGATTCCCTATGAAACAGGTATGGATCCCTACAGTGGATTACTGGATTTGTTTGAGGGTAAAGGCTTACTAGTTAAACAGGGTAACAGACTAAAATATACAACCAGCAAAGGTGAAGAAATGCTGGAGTTCCGCAAGGGCTGGACAGGTGAAAAACTTGAAGTAATTATGCAGGATATTTCTAATGTTGGACTAAGTATAGACGATATCGCTGATGAAGTAGAAGGCGATATATATGCTGAAGACATAGAGGATGAAATGCATGAATGAAGAAATAGTTAAACAAGTTTACACTATTTTAAAACAATATATCTCACAGAAGGACATGCAACAAGCAACTGATCATCTAGTGGATGACTTGCAAGAACTGTTGGATGAGGAAGAACTTTATAGACTAGCGGGACTTGATAAGAATATGAAAGCCAGTGTAATGGATATTCTTGGCGAACCCGAAGAGGACTTCGATTACGAAGATGAAGACTATTGAGTCAGTACTATAATAGAATTGTAAATGATTTAGGTGCTATTCCTAGTTTTATTAGTTACTATGAAACAGAGTTGGAAGAGGCAAAACGCGAGTGTAGTGTAAAAGGTATTGTGGAGCGTAATATAACAGCGTTGCCCGGAATAACAGAACATCGCTTTAATCAGTTACAGGAGATAGAAGCAGTGCTAAACTATCTTAATATACAACTACGCAAGATTCGCCGCAAACATTTTCAGAAATATTTGGAAGGTTATGCGAGAGCATTGACTAGTAGAGATGCAGAAAAGTATGTAGACGGAGAAGATGAAGTTATTGATTTTGAAACTATTATTAATGAAGTTGCACTGTTACGCAATCGCTGGTTGGGTATCATGAAAGGACTAGATACTAAACAATGGCAAATGGGACATGTTGTTAGATTGCGCACAGCGGGCATGGAGGATATTAGAATTGACTGACTGGGATGTGCAGTAGTTTAGATAGTTCAGGATAAGTTGCACAAAAGTTTTCGTTTCTACGCAAATCTATTCTAGTAATTTCATTCCATAATTCTGCTTGCATGTCATGATATGTATCCTGTTCCTCAAATCTTCTTGCAAGAGATTGTATCTTACTGTGTTTACTACTCCGTAAGCGTTCAGTTACAACGTGACGGTTTTCAGGTGGAATATTGTATAGACTTAAATATTTTGGTTTATTTACAAATCCAAAAGCATACTGAAAACCTAACTGATCACAAAGATCTATTACACCATCAAGATACATAACATTAAAAATATTTACAGTTGGAAAAAACTCCAGTATAAAGCGACTTCTATCCAGTTTGCTATACTTGTCTAGTGTTTTCAGAACTGTGCTCCAATTTGATCCGTGCCTTTCATATTCAAATCTTTCTTCTGTGTTATCTATACTAAAGGTTATACTAACAGTATCAAATTGTTCCAGTAGTTCTATATGACGTTCACTATACACTGTTCCGTTAGTGTTGTAATGGATGTGAACATTTTTTCTATTTAATTCTATTAATCTTTCAAGTTTTGCTAGATGTGTTTTGTCCAGTAGTGGTTCACCTCCAGCATAATTTATATAGCGTAGATCAGGCAAATTGTCCACAGCATCTGACCACATTTTTCTACTAAGAGTGTATCCATAGTCCAGTGTTTTTATACTAGGCACATTATCGTATCGTTTATCTTCACTATACCAACTACTGCTAAGTTGATGTGAGCATATTCTACATTTCAAATTACAAGTAAATCCCATCTTTAGATCAAGTGTTTGTATTTCGTTTGAATTATGAAAGTCAGTAGTGTATATTATATCACGAAAAAAATATTCGTCTCGCTGTCTTTTGCTAGGAAATCCAACTGCTTCGTTGTTCCAGCAACTGTTACAGTATGGTGTTGATTTTCCTTGCAAAAAATCCTGTTGTATCTTTCGTACATGTTCACTGTTCTTTGCTTCTTCTATAGAACTATCTTTTATGTTTAAAGGTTTTGGTAGTAGATCAGTTCCATAGTATGCGCTGTCTAAGTCACAACACACTGTAATATTTCCATTCACTGCAACTTCTAGATTTGTAAAAGGATTTATACACATAGCATCATGAATATCGAAACGGTTATTGATATAACTTTTTGTTGGCAGTGGTTTAAGCACTATTGTACATTCAACAATATTATCTTTTGGCACACATTTGCCGCACTGTTCTCTTACTATGCGTATTGTATCAGGGTTGTTTGTTTTTACTTTTATAAAATATGTAGGTATATCAATTGAATTTACTATACGAAAAAAATGACGCCAAATATTTTCATTTGTCCAGCCATAACTTGTAATTATAATCTGTTCATTTGTATAGTGATCCTTTTTAATTCTTACAAGATCCCTATACATATCTTCAAATGGTTGCGTGTAATATTCGCTTATTTCCTTTTCAAATATAATCACGAAGTCTACTCCATTGGATATGTATTTCGTCTGCAAACCATTCAGTATATGTAATACGATTTAACCATTGATGTCTATAGGGTTTACTTAGCCATTTAGACATACTAGTGCTTACATCCCATGCTAGACTGTGTTCACTAACAACAGCAGGCACTCCTGCAATAATACTATGTATGCCTGGATTGCTACTGTGACTTACTGTAAAATATGCATGTGCAAGCATTATATCAAGATCGAAATCATCATAGGTTTCCTGCACATGTAATGGTCTGTTCCAAGTGACGCCCTCAAACTGATGTTGCTCAGGATATCTTGGATGACTACGAATTACAATAGGCTTATCTGTAACCTGTCTTATCTGTTCTACAGTTTGCTTGTAATAGGTATTTATATCAGGCATGTTGCGCCATTGTTCGCTGGCACCATGTTGTCCACATACTAGAACATAATCACCATCATGCTTCCAGGGCTGTAGTACAATACTAAACTTTTTTTGTCTATCATCTGGCATGTATTCATTTAGTGCAAACTCTGCGTCTCTGTTGATCCCGTTTATACCCAACTTCCAAGTTGCGTTGCGTAATAGCCCGCCCACTTCTATGACAATAACTGGCTTACCCTGTGCGCGATAATGATCCCATACATCTTTATTAGGACGCATTTTTCCATACCATAGCACACTCCAAATAAGTGCAGCATCCGCGTCCATGGAGTTTTCTACGAGTGTATCTGTTTTTTTAATTGCATCTAAAACTTGAGGATATACCAGACTTGCGTTGCCAGGTAAATTATTTGGAAAGTGACTTACAATCATGGTAAATAGTTATATGCGTACATTATCAGTATTTACCTCCTGGCACCCTGCAGGATACAAAAAATACGGTCAGCAATTTATTGAGGGATACAACAATTACTGGCCACAAAGTGTTCCTCTTACAATATACGCAGAGGATCATGAACCTATTACTAATAATCCAAATATTACTGTATTGGATCAAGCAACTACACTGCCAGATCTTAAGGCATGGCAACTGCGTCACAAGGATAACAAACATGCTCATGGATGGAATCATGATATGAGCAAGAAAAGTTTTTTATGGGATGCAAGTCGTTTTGCAAACAAAACATTTGCACTCTGGCATTTTGCAAAAACATGTGGAACAGACATTTTTATGTGGTGTGACGGAGATGTTAGAACGCATACACCTATGCCTATTGAATTCCTTAATGAAATTGCACCCAACGAAAATCAACTAGCAACATACTTGGGACGTAAAACTTGGCCTGAATGTGGTTGGATGATGTTTAATCGCAATCATCCAAAGTTTCAGGAACTAATGGAACAATGGCGTTGGATATACGAAAGCGATGATATATTTAAACACAAGGAAAGTCATGACAGTTTTATTTTTGGAGAACTTGTTGAGGACTTTAAGAGCATGGGTGTTGAAATGCGAGATCTAGGTGGTTCAGAACAAAGCGGACATGTGTTTATTAATAGTGTACTGGGTAAATACATGGACCACCTAAAGGGTTTCCGTAAGGAAGTTGGCAAAAGCACACTAAATGATATTACAAATAATTTTCAACATCAGGATGTAGCATGGTGGAAAGACATTCGCCATGTTACAAAGAGTATGATTATGGCAGAGAAACAAAAAAATCCTCACGAATATGATGCCACACAACAAGTTAAAAGTAAGGGAATAAAAAATGAGTGATCTAAGTTGTATACAAAATGTTAAAGAAGTGCATACTGATCCGTATCCGTATGTTTGTGTTAAAGGTGCACTACCTACAGCACGTTATAAGGAACTATGTGAGACATTTCCTATGGAACTGGTTACCAGTACAGATCCACATGATGGAGGTATTTGCTATCGTTACAAAATGAAGGAGTGTGCGCAGGAAGCACCTCCTGCTATCTGGCAAGACTTTTTTGAGTATCATACAAGTCCTGAATACTTTAGAAGTTGTGTAGAACTGTTTGCACCAAGTATCGAAACTGCATATGGTGCAGACTTTTTGCATAATCTAAGCACTGGAAGTGTTACGCCACGTGATGTTGATAATACAGGCCAGTATGTAGCAGACTGCCAGTTTGTAGTACACGAACCTGTAGATCAGACAGGCACAAGTCGTACACCACATGTGGACAATCCTATTGAAATCTATGCCGGATTATTGTACATGCGTCAGCCAGGAGATCGCGCACAGGGCGGAAACTTTACAGTCCATAGAGTGCATGGCCAAATTACAGAAGTAAACAAAAGTTTAGGACGTCAAGTGGATGACAGTTTACATACTCCACACTTTGAAGTGCCCTATGAAGCAAATAACTTTTGCATGTTTCTAAATGTTAAAGACAGTGTGCATGGTGTTACACCACGTATTGAGCCTACAATGCGGCGTCGCAGTATAAACATTATTGGCGAGTTCAACGGCAATGGAAAAATGTGGAAAGTAAAAGAAATAAAAAACAAATGAAATACACAATGGGTAAAGCAAGTTGGTGCTTTATAACTGAAGACCGTGTTGTAAAATGCTATGGTTTAAGAAATAAAAAAACTGTTAAACCTGCTCGTGGAAGCATATTTGACTGCTGGTTGCGTGAAACTACTTGCTTGCAAAGACTTAAAGGACACGATCATTTTCCACAACTGGATGACTGTGAAGAGTCTGATCTAAGTTTATCTATGTCTAACTGTGGTGAAAGTTTATTTCCAGCCTGGAAAGAACATGATCTTACACAGTATATTGATCAAGTACACGCTATAGCAGACACGTTAGAAGAAGCAAAAGTTAAATACTTCTACCCAGGTATGGATCCTGCTGGGAAAAATAAAGAGCACACAAAGTTTCCACTAAGTAATTTCTGCGTTAAGGACGGGGTAATAAGTTTAATAGATTTTGAAATGGCTGTACCTATGGACAGTCGTGCAGAGGATAGACTAAGTGATAGACTTAGTTATCTATATGGCTTTTATAATCCAGATAATTTTAGAGAAAGTTTAGTACTAGCACTACAAAAACCAGTTATGAGTTATGAAAGTGAACTTATGGCAAAACTAGTGGATAAAGATAAATTTGAAAGTGTTAAACACAACAACCCAAGAACACAGTGGGCTAGTATGGAATTGTACACTAGTCCACCTGATAAAGTTATTAAAGAATGGAAAAATTACAAGCAGAGGTATCAGATAAATGGCTAAATCTGAGGCTCAAAAACTAAAATACAAAAAACACAAAAGACCACATGTACTGTCAGTGGATATAGAACATCTAGGAAAGAAAAT